GGCCTCAAGCGGCTCTCCAAGGAGCTGAACCTGCCCGTGGTGGTGTTGGCCCAGATGAACCGGAACATCGAGCAAGAGGACAACAAGAACCGCAAGCCGGTGTTGTCAGACCTAAAAGACTGCGGCCAAATAGAGCAGGACGCGGACGTGGTGGGCTTCCTCTACCCGGCCAACATGAAGAAATCGCAGATGCAGTGGGAGGACACGGGCGAGCGCCCGGCGGAGTTTGGGTTTCTCGGCCAGTTCGAGCTGCCCGAGGTGGAGGTGGAGGCCATGCGCAAAATGAAGCTGGTGCCGGACTGGACGCCGATGAATTGGAAGAAGCACCTGCGGCGGATCAACCTGCTCATCGCCAAGCAGCGCAACGGCCCCACGGGCGACTGCGCGCTGGTGTATGAGAGCGCGCGGATGCGCTTCCTAGACGCGCACCGCCCCGAGCGCGAAGAAGCGGCGGAGCCGAAGGAAGAGATGGATTTGTGACCGCTAAACCCCGCACCCCGGCCCGCTCCCCTGCTCTGTGTGAGAACCGGGAAGGCCAAGAATACACCTGCAAAATCTACAACGGGCGCGTGCGGATATACATCAGCGGACGGCTGTTCTTCTGCTTCAACCAATTGGATTTCCGTGGCCTCTATGCATACAAGGACGACACCAACCTCTACGGTCTGGACATTTACTTGATGGATAAAATCGGCGGCCAAACCACGATGGAAATCTATTTCAAGACCAAGGAGGCGTGGTTGAAAACGCTCGACATCATGGACACGTTGGTATGAATCCGCCCACCAGCCAAGCCCAGCAACAACCGTGAGCGACGAGCCAGAAACACCCTTGGATGACGAGTCGGCTCGGCGCGTGTTGGCACGGTTGCGCGTCACGCCGCATCCGATCTTTCCTTGGTTCGATGACGCCACGGCGCTGGCGCACGCCCGCACGGAGGCGGGGCAGGCCACGCTGGCGCACTTCTTCGCCCGGCGCGAGAACGCCATCCGCGACGCCCAGGCGGACCCGTTCAAACACGAGCCGGATTTGCTCCACTGGAAGGATGCGGACTTGCTGTTGGCGGAGGAAGATGGAAACCCCCTCACCCCGGCCCTCTCCCCCGCAGGGGCGAGGGAGAAGACCCGCAGCCGGGAGCGCGTCTTGTTTCTCATCCTGCTCGGGGGGAATCGCTCGGCGAAGTCGCGCTATGCGGGCAAGCGGCTCATGGAGTCCGCCGTGCGGCATCCCAACTGCAAGCTGCTCTGCCTGGCGGAGAACATCGAGGCCAGCATCGAGACGCAGCAGGCGATTCTCTGGCACTACCTGCCCAACGAGTGGAAGGCGCTCAACGGGAAGCAGAGCAAAAAGTATTACATCAAGTATTCCACGCACCACGGGTTTAGCGACCAGCTCCTCTCCCTGCCCAACGGCAGCAAGTTCCTGTTCAAGTCCTACCAGCAGGAGCCGACCGATTTGGAAGGCCAGATGTTTGGCATCGCCGGGACCACGGTGCCGGCGGTGTGGCCGGACGAGAACCTGCGCGTGAACTGGTGGCTCATGCTCCAGCGCCGCCTGCGCTTCCAGCAGGCGCAGCTCATCTGGAGCTTCACGCCGGTCGCGGGGATGACGCCCACCATCAAGGAAGCCGTGGGGAACGCGCCGGAAACCATCGTGAGCAAGCCCGCCGAGCTGCTGGCGGATCGCGTGAACGTGCCGGGCCTGCCGGTGGGCCACATGCCTTACATCCAGCGGCCCGTGACCAGCCGGGCGCGCGTGATCTACTTCTGGTCCGAGCTAAACCGCTTCGGCGATGGGCAGCGCACCTTCTACGACGCGGTGAAGGATGACTGCAAGAACCGGAGCAGCGAATACGTGGCGCGCATCGCCTACGGCTACACGCGGGACACGGTGGGCCGACCCTTCCCCAAGTTCGGGTCGTGGAACGTGGTCGCGCCCGAGCTGATCCCCAAGGAAGGCACGGACTACATGTTCACGGACCCGGCGGGTGCGCGCAACTGGGCCGCGCTCTGGCTGCGCGTGGCCCCGGACGACAAGTTCTACATCATGGCGGACTGGCCAGACGCCACGACTTACGGCGAGTGGGCCGTGCCCAACGTGGACAGCAGCGGCGACAACCTAGGCAAGCTCTACAAGGTGGGCAGCGCGCAGAACTCGCTGGGGCTGGGCACGCAGCAACTCAAGCGCGTGTGGCGGGCCTTTGAGGCCGAGCGGGGCATCGCGCCCTTCGCGCGCTTCATTGACCCGCGCGCCGGCCGCAACCCGCACGCGGACGCGCACGGCGGGACGTGCCTCATCGAGCAGCTCGCGCTGGAGGACGAAGGCGACGACGGAGAAATGATCGAGGGCATGGAGTTCCTGCCCGCCAGCGGCACGGACCAAGAGACGCGCATCGGCGAGGTGAACAAGTTGCTGCATTGGGAAGACCAAAAACCGTTCGATGCGGTGGCGAACTGCCCCCGCCTCTACGTGAGCCGCGAGGCGCAGCAAGTCATCGGCGCGCTGACGCACTGGCCGGGGCCAGCGGGCGGCGAGAAGCATGCGTGGAAGGATTTCGCGGATTTGCTCTGCTATCTGGCGATGGCGGATTTGCAGCACCGCGACGTGAGCGAGGAGGTTTGTTACACATGAGAGGAGCCACAGATGGACACAGATGAAACACAGATGAGGGCAAGGCGAGTCGAAGTCTGCACCTTGATTTCCGTGCGCGCCTGTGCTTTACTTCCCGCACTCCATCCGAACTGGAGCCGGCTGGGTGCTTAATTCATCGAAGCACCATGCACACTGACCAAGCCAATAGCGGGACGGACGAACTGCTCCAAACCGTTGCCGAACCCGACCTCGACCTCTTGCTCAAGGAATACGAGCAGGCCGGCGGCTACCTCAACAACCAGTGGCGGCAGGACCGCAGTGACAAATCGCGCTTCATGCGCTGGAGCGGGCAGTCCCCGGACGGCCGCAAGCATCGCGCCTACGTGGGCGAGGATTGTCTGCCGTGGGAGAACGCCTCCGACACGCGCATCCCGCTGGTGGACGGCATCATCAAGGACTTGGAATCCGTGCTGTGCGCCGCCGGGTCGCGCGCCCAGGTGAAGGCTATCCCGCAGAACTTCGCGGATGAGGTCAAGGCCGGGCAGGTGACGAAGCTGGTGAACCACTTCCGCCAGCAGCGTCGGCGCGAGCTGATGCGCGAGCGGCAACTGGTGGCGAACTACATGCTGGCCTACGGCGTGGCCGCGTGGCAGGTGGGCTGGGAGCGGCAGGTGACTTACCAGCGCACCCAGTTCAGCCTTCAGCAGCTCGCGGATTTCCCCAATGGCGCGGAGCTGATGCAGATGGTCTTGGACCCGGCGCTCGAAGACGCGGCCGTGGAGATCGCCACGCAGCAGTTCGGCGTGGCGAGCAAGAAGCAGGCGCGCAAGATCGTGCGCGACCTCCGCAAGCACGGCCAGGCTGAGATACCCCGGCCCTACGTGACCTACCACGGCCCCTGCTGGACGGCGCGCAAACTCAGCGAGGACATTTACTGGCCCACCAGCACCACGGACTTGCAGCGCAGCCGGGCCATCTTCATCCGCGACTTCCTCTCCGAGACGGAGCTGCGCGAGAACGTGCTGACGGATGGGTGGGATGAGAACTGGGTGACGCAGGCGCTCAAGACCAAGGGCCACATGGTCACTTGGGACAACCAGCTTGGTGCCCTGATCCACGAGGGCGATGCGTGGACGGCGGCGAGCCGCACGGACAACAAAGACGACTTGGTGGAGGTCATTTGGGCCTACGTCCGCACGGTGGATGACGATGACATCCCGGAGGTGTGCTGCACGGTGTTCTGCCCGAGTGCCATCAAGGACAACGGGGTGGAGATTTACGCCAAGCACGGCCCCAGCGGCTACGCGCATGGCAAGTATCCCTTTGTGGAAGTCCAACAAGAGCGCGTGACGCGCCGGTTGGTGGACTCGCGCGGCGTGCCCGAGGTGGCCGCGACGTGGCAGGACGAGGTGAAGACGCAGAGCGACATGTTGGCGGACCGCACGCAGCTAGAGATCAACCCCACGCTGGTCGTGCCCAACAAGCTCGGCGCGAAGTATCGCATCGGGCCGGGCATCAAGGTGCGCAAGATGTTCAACGAGACGTTGGACTACCTCAAACCGCCTACGGGCAACCCGCAACTCGCTTTCGAGGTGATTGCAATGGTGCAGAAGCGGTCGGCGGACTACTGGGGCTTGCCGCATCCCGAGGTGCTGCCGGCCAAGTGGCAAGCCCGGCTGCAACAAGCCGTGGAGAACTTCCTTGCCGCCGAAGAGGAGGTTTGTGTCCAGACCCTTCAACTGGCCCAGCAGTATCTCACGCCGGAAGAGATGCAACGCATCGGCGGCGGCTTGGAAGGTTTCCCCACCAGCCCGCAGGACATCGCGGGCGAATACGACTTCCAACTCGTGTTCGACGCGCGCGACCTGGACATGGAATTTACGTTCAAGAAGCTGGATGCCATCAGCAAGCTCATCATCCCCAATGACCGGGGCGGCGCGGTGGACTACTCCAAGCTCACGGCCATTGCGATGGCGGCGATTGACCCGACGCTCGCGCAGAGCGTGTTGCAAGACCAGCAAGGCGCGGCGGCGAAGACCTTCCAGGCGGTCAATCAAGACGTGGCGCTCATGGCCTTGGGCAACGAGCCGCAATACCCGCAGAACGACCCGACGGCGCAGATGAAGATGCAGTTCCTTCAGACGATCGTGCAAGGCAACCCCAAATACGTGCAGGCGTTGCAGGGCGGCGATGAGCGGTTCCGCGAGCTGATGGAGAACTACGGCAAGAGCTTGCAGCAGTCCGTGGTGCAGCTCGGGCAGAACGTGACGACGGGCCGGACGGGGGTGAAGCCGGTGGGGGGTTGAGAGTTGGAGAGTTGAGAGTTGAGAGAAAGGCAAACACATGATAACTATCTTCGAGGGTTCCGAGGAGTTGGCAGGAACTTGGTTTGTAGGGGCAAAAATCTATTGCAACCATTGTGGTTTTGTCGGGGAGCTGGAAGACAGCGACAACGACGACCCTTTACGTAAAAGGACCTCATCGGGCATAGGGCTAAGGTGCAAAACATGCTCCGCTGATATGTTCTTAACATTCGAGGAGGCAATGGCATGACGGACGAGCAACAGATACAGGCGCGGGACAAACCGACTCGGCTCGTGGTCAAGCCATTCCGTGACTATCGCTTGTGGTTTGACCTTATTCCGCTTGCAGACCAGGGAGGGGGACCGCGTCGGCGCGTGCGCCACCGCATCTCCGGAATGAGTTTGGTAGTGACGTGGAAACCCCACTGGACGAGAGATGAGAAATTGGCCGCTATCGAAAGGGCGTTTACATCTTTAGGAGACGGTGACTCTTTTTGTGTGTAAGGCCAACCAGAGAAAGGCAACAGCATGACGGACGAGCAACAGATTCAGGCGCGGCGGGAGGCCATCATGGCTTGGCAGGCGCAGCCGGAGGGCAGCCCGGTAGTGCGATCCATTGAGTTCCTGCTGGACGAGCTTACGGAGGGCGTGGCGCAAGATTTGGACGACCCCACGACGCCGGCGGAGGTCAACTCGCGCCTCACGGGGCGGCTCGCGGGCATCCGCGCCGTGCGGCACACGCTGCGGGAGTGGCGTAAGGTGGAGCTGGGGAAAGTTGAGAGCGGGGGAGTTGAGGGTTGAACGAAGGAAACCAAATGAGCACCGAGGAATTCAAGCTGATGCCGCTCTTCATGAAGCGTCGCCATGTGCTGGCCGTGACGGGTTGGACGGAGCGGCATTTCTACAAGCTGGTCGCGGCCGGCCAACTCAAGCCGGTCAAGCTCGCAATGGTTTCCGGCCACCAGTATTTCAAGCGCGAGGACTTGGAGCGGATGCTGACTGGAAGTTGAGAGTGGTGCAGTTGAGAGTTGAAAGGAGGGCAGAGTTCACGCGATTCGGCCCTCAAAACGCCTCAAAACGCCTCAAAACGCCGGACTGACCCTTGGGTTCAGTTCGGCGTTGTGCTTTCTGGGGGGTGTTCAGCCAGTCATGCGTTGCTGGCGGGACCTCGGGACTCCAGCGCAGTGCGGTGTGGTGGTGGACGACCCGCCTAGTGGTCGGTGCGATATGCCTAACCAGAGCAAGCCGGACAACGCGACCCCGGCACACGGTAGTGGCGCGGATGCAGAATCGGGAAATGTGGTAAGCGTGGCCAACTTGGCAGCCTTCATGGGTGTCGAGACCGCGCCAACCGAAACCAGCAGCGATTCAACAACCGCTGCGGCTGAAGTTGACATTGTTCCTTCTCACGAAGACACGGATTCCGAGGCGACCGAAGTTGAGAGTGGCGAGGTCGCCGCTCCCGAAACCGAAGAGCCTGCGGAAGAGAATGGCGAAAGCGAAGCGAGCGAGCCGGAAGAGGAGGTGGTCGAGGGACTGCCTCGCCGGGTGCGCAAGCGGATTGACACGCTGACGGCGCGCAACAAGGCGCTGGAGGCGAAGCTGGCCGAGTCTGAGGCGAAGCAGTCGCAGACGAAGGCCGAGTTGCAAACCCAAGGCCAGAGCGCCCCGGTGGTGCTGCCCAACCAAAACCCGTTGCACCAGGTCATTGACCTGCGGCAGTTGGAGGCGATGGAGCAGCAGGCCGACAGCGCGCTGGACGTGGTGGACAACTTGCTCATGGACTTGGAGGACAACCCCGAGTCAGTCGAGCGTCAACTGCAAGCGCGCAAGGTGGAACTCAAAGGCTCGGACGGCCAGCCCGATTACAGCGTGAGC